TCTTCCACCATAACGTGGAGTTTATTGAGATCAAGGGGTTCGGTTTTTCCATCTCTTTTTACGACTTTCGTTCCGTTGCTCATACTTTTTTCCAATTGTTAAACTTAATTTTTGCTTCTAAACCTGAATATGTATTTAATTTTAACACACCCATAACATTAAGTCCAGTGAGCACCATATCATTAATATCCTTTTGCTCAATGGATTTTGGCCAAATAATTACTTTGTCACCTCTATTAATTGTTTTTGAGATTCGGTTGACTATTTCTCGATTACGTGGTTCGTTATCAAAAACGTAAATATAATCGCTCCAACCAAACGATCTAATATCAATGTCGGATCCACACATAGCAACAGCATTTTCGATAAATGTGGAATCGAAAGGTCCCTCAACGATGTAAATGGGTTTGTTAGAATCCACTTTTTCAAGTCCGTAAATTTTCGGAGCATCATCATCAAGCATCACGGTGATATATTTATTGGGAGAAGAACCAAGTGCTCTTCCCTGAAATCCAATCAGATTTTGATCTACACCATATAAAGGTATGATAATTCGTTCTTCGTCCCTAGTGATAGTGTCGAACGTTTGTTTCTGTTGATTTACCCACTCTTTGAATTTGTGAGTAAAGTAAAACTTTTCTGGGTCAAGTTTTCTTTTATATAAATATTCTCTCGCAACTGGAATTTCAGACGCTTTGGGTAGGTCTAATTTTTTCCTAAAGACTGGTTTTGTAAATTCAAGTTTTGGTTCTTCAACTACAAAATTCTTTCCAGTAAATCCTTCTTTGAACTTTTCAAGTGTATATTGTTTGTGAAGTACAGGATCAATTTCTTTTAGAAAATTATTAAATGATAGACTTGCCCCACAATTATGGCACTTAAAATTGACGTTTGCCTTAACAGCATAAAAATATCCTCGTGCCTTACTTTTATTTCTTTGAGAGTCACCACAAATTGGGCAGCGGAAATTGTAAAGATCTGCTTTGACTCTCTTAAATTTTTGTAGGCGTGACGAAACTAACCCAACGTACTTGGAGTCAATCAAATCCATTATAAAGAGTTATTTTGTAGTTTCTATCCTAGCAGGTTCTGGTGTTGGAGTCAAGAAATCCACTACGATGTGTGATTGGGAAATTGCAAATGTTACAACAGCAAAAACTCCAACTATAATCCAACGAAATTTTGTAACATCATCAATTTTAGTTTCTAATTCATCAATTCTTTTTTCTACTTCTGCGTGTTGATCTTTATTTTCTATTCTAAGTTCTTCAATCATTCTAGTGATATAATCATCCGCTCTTCCACACTGCTCAATTCTTTCTTCATGAACAGCAAGCATCTTACTAATATTTTGATTTGCTTTACCAACTAATTGAATAGCTTCGTCTATTCTTTTAAGCATAAGTTCATATGCAGAAAGACGTTCTTCTAAGACAGCAATTTTAGTATCCGCAGTAGTATTTTGATTGAACATTTTAATTAGCTATCCGAAAAACCTTATATTTAAATCAGAAAAACTAATTCTTTAAGTCAAATTTATAATTATTTATTATTTTGGTTTCCAACGAGTTCTTGCTCCAGGATATCTTCCTTTACCTATAATTGTTGGTGGTTTTCTTTTGGTAAATGACATTACAGGATTGTATTTAGCAATATTTCCAGTTGAAATATTATTAGTTGGCGGACCACTAACTATACCATCTTCTTTAAGAAATCTAACTATTTCAATCAGTCTATCTACTTTATCCATTAGATTGCTTGCAACTGTGAAAGACACTCAGTATCTTCTGGAATCTCATGAATTTGAGTTCTTGGATACTCAGGAAAACGATTTAAAAATATCAGAAAACTTTTGATCGCAGGCCATAACTCACTATCCAAATTATAAAATAATAAGGGAACTGCTGCATCGTGAAAGACATTAAAAAGAACAATTAAATGATTTAAGATCAAGTGAGTTTTAAGATCACCAGTGTTTTTATACTTTTTAAGTAATCTTTTAATATAACGAATACGTTTCAAATCAGTTTCAAAATCCTCCATTGTAAGTGCCTGGGGATTATCATAAAATTTTATAGCAAATAATAAATAATTGCCCTCATTCAATTCATTAAATACCATAATCTATTATGCATAATCAAGAATTACACCATTAGAGAATACTGAAGTAACATTTACATCCGCACCATCATAAACTCTAACTCTGTAGTAGTATCCATCTGGTCTGTTTGCAGCAATTGTTGTGGTTCCGACTCCCAACGTTGCTCCAGTTGTTCCCGTATATACAATATCATTGAGAGGATTGCTAATAGCAGTATATGCAACTCCAGCATCGGAAGAGTATTGCCATTCGTAGGCAATTGTTGCTCCACTAGGAACTGATTCAGCGGCAACAGTGAATGATTGAACTGCGGTCGTAGCAACACCAACAAGTGCTACAGGTTGAGATGTTATATTAATATAACGATCTGCGAATCTAGTATCATCAGAAGCGTCATAAGTGCTTACAGTATTAATTCCACCAGCAACGAGTACTTCTGACTTAACTCTTAAATTGCCGTGGGTATCAATATAAGTCATAATTCCTACCCATCCACTATGAGCAACTGCATAAGCTGCTGCTTTGCCCCCAACTGTAGTCACAGCAGCGGCACCAACTTCGTTTGCATCTATACCAAAAACTCCAGTGAAGACTGGACTTGTTGAATATCCAACCGTTTTTGATTCGGGTGCTCTATAAACCGAGTCAAAAAGAGTATAAATTGGTTCTTGAGAAATAAAATATGAAGTTCCAGAAGGAACTGTTGTAATTCCAGTAACAATTCCTGCAGTAGATGCAATTGAAATTGTAGTAGAAGTAAATCCAGTAATTACCGCATAACCATAAGTTGCACCAGCACCAATCGTAATTACATTGCCAGTTGAAATTCCTGCTGTAGTAAATGTTGTAACACCAACAGAACCTGTTACTTCTGTAGAAGGTCCTAGATTGACGGCAATAGTTCCGTCAGAATAGACTAAATCTTTATTGCCCCAGAGTGCCATTCTTTTTACCTGTATAGTCTTTTAATTATATTGATATTTATAAAAAAAGGAGACCTTAGTTTTTGGTCTCCTTTTATTTTAGTGAAAATTATGGAGTTGGATCAACTGCACCCTTTTTCTTGAGGTGTTGCTGAATTTGAAGAATTACAAAAGAAACAATTCCATTTGCTTTGATTTGTGGAATTGAACCAAGAAGTTCAGAAATAAGTAGAAGAAGTGTAGCTACGGTTGCTTCATTAGCAACAATCCAAGCCCAGATAAGTCCTGCAGACATAATAACCTCCGTGTGAAGAGTATCCTGTCTTATTTAGGATTTAATTTATCTTCCTCTTGCTAGGCTTCTTCTTAATTGTGCTTTTGCCCTTTCTGCTGCAGCATTTGCACGAGCGTCTTCTTCCTCTTGTTGTCTACGAGTAGGAGAACCTAATCCACGATATCTTGGCGAATCATCTCTGTCTGCTCCACCTAAAGCATTATCTGGACCACGGCGACCTTCCGTAACTTCACCTTCTGGTTCATATCCAGCAGTCATTATAATAGGATTCTTTATACCTAATGCTGATCTCAATTTATTTTTAATAACTTGCATTTCAGCATATTTTGCTCTTGAGTCATCCTCACATCCAGATTCTTGACCGTTATTTTCTTCTTTTTCTTCAGCAACTTTTTTTGCTACTGAAGTGGCAATGGCATAAGTCTTAGAAGTTTTGCCATACTTAGGCTTTAAACTTTTTACAATTTGTTCTTTTTTTGCCTTCTCTGCCTTGGTTAATTTTTTTTCTTGAATTAAATCAAGAAACTTCGAATATCCATCAGTCTCAGCAATTACTTCACCTTCTGCGTCATAATGAGCGAATTGCATAGAAGGTCTCATACTATTATTTTGACTACCGGGAAGTTCGGGATTAATTTTAACGATATTTTTCCCCTTCATTACATCAATTTCTTGTTTATTTGCATCTGGATTGACTTTTTCATCACTTACTTCACCAAGAAACTCTTCTTTTTGAGTTTCTCTATTTGATATTGCAGCGCCACGTACTTTTCTACGATTTAAAAGATACTTATCAGTTCTATCCTTGTCGCCATCATTATCAATATCACCATCCTCTTGACCTACTGGATCTAAATTGTCACCACGTTTTGCTGCAGCAGTTCTCTCCCCCCTCTTTTTCTCACCTTCATAAGGTTCTCCATATCCGGTCATTTCAACTGATTCAATATTTGGATTTGCTCTTAGTGAATTAATTTTTTCACGAGTCGCATACCTTACATAGGAACTACCACTTTTATCAGTCACTCTTACCTTATACTTTCTTTCAGCACCGGTTTCCATTTTCTCCATATAAGTGAGGACAATTGGTTCCTCATTTTTGGCACCTTCAACAAATACTCTATAAAGAGCATTTGCAACATTTGAAGAAGCAGCATCAACCATATTAAAATCTTCCGCCTGCATACCACCCTTGCCAAATAACTTTGCTCTTACAAGAGATTTTTCTTTTCCACTCATAGTACTGTGGTTCATATAATCTTGAAATGCTTTTTGAAGAGGTACTTCTTCTCTTCTTGCACGATAACGAATATCATATACCGCCTGTCTAATTCTCGCTTCAGGAGTTTTAGACTCTTTACCACCACCCCGCTTATCAGACTTTCCACCATCCTCAGTGGGTGCAGCCGCTGCAGGGGAATGCTTTCTCTCTGGGAGACTCTCAGCAATATGCTTTTTCATAAGAAAATCCTAATTTTTCTTTTTCCTTTTTCTATATTTATTTATGAATTCAATTCCGTATGCTCTTCCACCATACTGAAGATTTTCTTTTCCAGTTCCAATAGCACCTGGAGTCATACTTGCAAAATGCTTAAATGCCCCAAGAGTTCCTACAAGAGTATTTGGATGAATACTATCTCTCATAGGACTATCCATTCTTACTTCAGTGTATTCCTGCAAGTCTTTAATCCAAGACTTAAACATTTGCCCTGCTTCGGTTACGCAAATTAGATAGTTAGTTCCTCTACGAATAATTCGTCCAACAAGACCCGTGTTTAGATTTTCCACTAATTGACCAATTCTAAAGATAGATTCTGCCAGATAATTTTCACGAAGGTTTTGATAATCGAACTTGGGGGCAACTTCCCATACATCCCAACCTTCTTTTACATTCATTGAACCACGAAGAATGTTGAAAAGTTCTTTTGCTTCTGCTGGCTTGACTTCTGGGGGAAGACCTGAACGGAAAGTTTTAAAATCTCCTTCGGCAGCAGCAAGTCTCATTCTGGAAGCAGACATTCCTTCTACACCTTTTGCATCAGGGTCTCTGTCTCCTGATGAAACAACTTCGATATTATCAAACTGATAGAGTTGATTATTATATTGATTAGAAAGTTTTTCAAACTCTTTAACTCTATCGGCACCACCTATGATTCTTACGCCAGCATATCCATTATTATGTGCCATTTTTAAAACATCAAAAATGGTTCTAGTATTTGGATCATTTACAATATTACCTGCATGATTAGGATAAAACTTTTGCATATAAGCAATCTTCGTATCAGGGTCAAGAGGATTCTTTTTCTTATCTTGACTTCTTGAAGGGAAAATTAAATACTGACCGTCTTTATCCTGAGATGCTGATTGTGCCGCAACATCCATTAATTGCTGATGTCCAATTGTAGGAGGATTGAAGCGACCGAAAGCAACCGTGAGAGTTCCTTTTGTTTTGGGAACTGGAAGATACTGAGCTAGTGGTGTTTCCTGTGCTGCTGCCTGCTGCTCTGGTGCTGGAGCTTGTTGTTCTACTGGTGCAGGATCTTGTTGTTGAGTTGCTGGGTCTTGATATCCAGGTGAAGCAATTGTTTTTTCTTTTTCCGTTTGTCTAGGATCTTGCTGCCCAACTTTTTGACGCTTGTTATAAAACTTAAGTTTTCCACCTTCAGTTTTTGCTACAAACTCTCCCTGCCTATCATACCAGTCACCATGCCCATTTCCAACAAGTCCAAGTCTGGCGGCTTCTTGGGAGGCGGATGCTTCTGTTAAAAATTGGAAAAAACTTTTCATTACTTATTTTTAAAGGACTTCAAGTTATTAAAAGACTCTTATTCTTCATATATTTATTTAAAGTGCAAATCCCAATTTATCTTTTTTGGAATCATATCCATGCTTACTTCGTAATATCAAATTATTTAAAGTTTGACCTTCAACCCCATTTGCCCGCCTAATAGCAAATAAAGGAACTCCGGAGTTGAGAGATAAATTGACAAAAAATATCTCATTAGATAATGCTTTTTTTACAATATCAGTAAATTTAAATGAATGATTAGACTGCTTTGAGTAATTAACTATTAATTTTTCACATGCATATGAAATTTCATTCAGAGTTACTCTGACATTAGAGTAATCGCCACTTCTAATAAGACTAGACACTCGACTTACTCTAGATCTAAGTCTTTGATCTTCTTGTATAACATTCAGAAATAATTCTGGATTTGGGATTCTAGATGCACCATTAGCAAGCGTAGAAATTGAATTTGCCGCTTCTTGGCTCACTAATCCCAAAAATTCAGCACATTTTATTGGGCCCATAACCATACTATAATCATTAATCAGTTGCATAATTCTATATTCTGGGGAAGTTCTTATTTGATTTAGAAGTGTAGAATTTTGTTCAATCAGAGGAATTAAATCTCCAACTTTTAAAGTGTTGGAAGATACTCCTTCAGATTTTGCAGAAACTTTAGTTTGTCTAACCATAGGGGGAGTTCCAGATATAATAATATAGTCAAGTAAAGGTTCATTTGATCGAGATGGGATATAAATTTTTGAATTAAAATTTATACCTAGATTATACGTCGTAAGTCCTCTTTTTATACAATAAATTGGACCTATACACTCACCAAAGTCATTTCTTATTTGATCTAATGGAAAATCTGTCGTATCAAATTCCAAAACAGATTCTCCAGTATCTGCAAAATCTACTAAGGCAAGTAAGTATTCTTCCAATTCTCCAACTATATCAGTTCTAGAAATAATAGAATTTTTGAGAGTAGTAATATAATTTGGTAAAGTAAATTCTTGATTTTGTAGTCCAAAAGATTGTGGTTTAAAAATGCCTTCATACGCAGGTCGTCCAGGTTTTCTCAATCCATCAATTTGCACATAATAAACTTCTTCTTGAGGATTATAGGAATTCCCAAATTGAAATGCAATTCTATTTTGGTTCTGTTCCATTTGCCCAGAGAGGGAATCAATATAAATCACTTCCTCAGTCAAAGATGGATTTAAGTATCCAATACCTTGTTTACGACTTGTTGGATCATCAAAATACGCACTTCTTTTTCTAACAGTTGTTACAATATTTCCTCTACCCATCCAATGTTTTTTCCAATTATCAGATCCTTTAGTAGGTCTAGACATTTTTTTAAAAATATTTAGTGCCCAAGAGAGGACTCGAACCTCCACATCTTACGATATATGCTCCTAAGGCATACGTGGCTACCATTACACCACTTGGGCAATGGAGATAATCGGACTCGAACCGATGACTTCATCCTTGCAAAGGATGCGCTACTACCAACTGAGCTATATCCCCAATAAAACCATTATATCACCGAATAGGCATAAGGTCAAATAGTTCTGGATGAAGATTTCCATACCTTCTCATTATTTCCCCTGCTTTTGCGTTTGCTTGATTTTCTGCAGAACTTCCAGCACGAGAACTTGAACTATTCGGACCCTTTTCCACCACCTGCTTATAATGAACGTATTCGTGAGCAACGGTTCTCAAAATATCCATCGGATGTCGATTAATAACACTAACCTGAATTACATTTTTGTCGGTCATTAATCCAAATGCTCTCATTTTTTTAGAAAATTCAGCATCATCCATAAGTATGATTGGAATATCGTAAGTTAATCCTAATTGACTTTTTACATAAACAGTGAATCGTTTTAGAATCGCGCTAAATTCAATTTTTGTTGTGGGTCTTCCTAATCTCCTTCCAATCAAAGACATTTTTTTAAAATATTTATTCTGGATTAATTACTGCACCAATCTTTTCATCAAGTTGTTGAATGACTTCACGAATATCAGAAATACGGGGAGGAACACTTACTTCATCATAAGTATAACCTTTTTGGTTCTCAAAAAGAATTTGACGAACTGCAGCGGCAGTACGAACATCCATTTTAATAGATACGGATTTAGTCATCAGATATCCCCCTCTTCACGATTTTCACTATAATATACATCAAAGAAACCGTCTGGATAACGCTTCATCAGTTTATCAATATTAGTCTGAATCACTTCATCAAAAGAAACATCTAAAGCAATACACGCCTGTGCCACATACCACAGAGTATCTCCAAGTTCTTTAATCAGATGAGTACGAGTCTCATCATTCCAAGATTTACCCTGAAATACCATCTTCTTCACAATCTCCATAAACTCACCACCTTCGGCATTAATACCAACAGCAGCAGTCAGAAGACGTTCAATATTTGCACCCTTCTCATCCAACTGAACCATACGGTCAGACAGAGCAAGAAAATCTTTGGATGCATCAGAAGTTACGGCATCTACAAAGTTTTGATATTTGTTAAAATCAACTCGTTGTGTCATGAAAATTTAAATCCCTCAAATGATTTTTTTGGTTTAGTATCTTCGTAATTATACTCCTCTTCTTGTCCAGAGTCAAGTATATCTTTTTGTGCGGTTTGTTCGCAATCATATAATCGCATTTTAGCGCGGTCAATACCAAGAACAAAACGTTTATAAACCGTTGGGTCATTGTAACGATTCTTCAATTGTTTGACCATAATTTGATTTAATCCTTCAAGTTCTTCTGTACTAATAAGAGCAAACATAAGATCAGCAGTCGCAGGGAGACCAAAGGATTCGGAAGTATCAGTCAATTCAACGTCAGATGATCCAAAACCGCTTCTTGTTGTTTGTGTCGCACTCACAATCGGTACGTTAAACTCCACGGCGAGTCCACGAAGTTCCTCAGCAATTGCCTTGATATATGAATAAGAATTAATGTTGCTGTTTCCTTTATATCTAGAAGAAGCACAAATATTCAGATAATCAATAAAGATGATATCAGGTCTAAATGACTTCTTAAGAGCAAGTTCATTCAATAATCCCTTGAAATGACCTGAATGTGCGGAAGCAGTAGGATACTCTTTGATAATCAGAGTTCCTTGAGTTTTCTTCGCAATATTATTTACTTTATTCTCAAACATCTGGCGAGGTAAATCTACCAGTTGCTGAATAGGAACATTCAGGAGATTTGCGTCAATTCTTTCAGCAATTCGCTCTTCCGCCATTTCGAGCGTAATGTACAGAACGTTCCGTCCTTGGAGCAAGACGGAGCTAGCCAAATGGCACATGAATAGAGACTTCCCGACGCCCGTACCAGCAAGAGCGATATTAAGAGTTTTGTTAGGGATCCCACCTTTCGTGATTTTGTTAAAATATTCAAGATCAAATTCAATTTTGTCCTCCTTTCTATGATAGTATTCATACCTCTCTTCATAGTTATTTAAGTAATCGTGACCTACATTATTATCAAAAGAAACTGCTAAAGCATCGGACAAAATATGAGGAATCGCATCCCTACCTTTCTTATCGTCTTTTCCATCAGCAATATGAATTGATTCCATCAGAGCAAGATAAATCGCACGATCACGACACCACTTTTCAGTAGTGTCTAGCAACCAATTGTTATCTACAGGAGCATCATTTAGAGATTGCTGAATATCACGGATTTCTTTAATTTCAGTTTCGTTTAAGTCTTTTCTATTTTCAATTTCAATAGCAAGTGCTTCGTGCGTAATTGAAGAACCATATTGAACAATAAATTGAACTATCTCCTCAAAAATAACTTTTTCAGTTCTTTGGTCGAAATATTCTGGTTGAATAAAAGGAATAACTTTTCTTGCGTAATCTTCATTGAATATTAAATTTCTAAGAACTGTATGCTCAAGTCGTTCCATAGGAGAATTGCTGTTTCGCGGCAGCATCAAGTTGCTGCATTACTTCTTCGGTAAAATATTGCTCTGGATTTTTTAGAATCTCTTTTGCATAGAGTTTCTTACCATTCATTTCATAACGACCAGCAACATTCTTCCACATTCCTGCTTCTTCACCAAGTTCAAGAAGACCATAATACTTATCAAGCCCTCTTTCATCATAATAAAGACGAACCTGAATTTCTTGATTTTCTTTACTTAAACGCGATTTTTGAGTTTTGCATCTAATAATATTTCCAACAACTTCAGCACCGTCCTTTTCTTTTGATTTGGAAAGATAAATGATAGTTGATGATGCATATTGCAATCCAGATCCTCCCGACATTTGCTTTCCACCATATAAACTCATCGATTCATATGTATGATTTGTCACCAGCATAGGAATCTTTGCTTGACCCAACTTAAGAGTTAGCATACGAAAAGCGCCTTTAATCAATTGCGCTTTAGTCATATCACGGGTATCTTTTTCAGCAAGAGCATCGTTTATCTCTTTATTTGTCGAAAGCATTCCCAAAGAGTCGAGTACAAAAATACAAGGTTTCCTATCTTCTTCTTTAGTTTTGAGATAAATATCAACTGCTTTAAGTGTTTTTGTACGAAACTCCTCTACAGTTACTACATTGACAACCACCAAGCGAGTTGTGTCAATTCCTCTACTTTCCAGAAGGGATTTGGTGATTGCAGCTTCAGTATCAAAATACAAACAATATCCAGTAGGATTATTATCAAGGAAATTTTTAACGACGGCGAGAGAGAAGAAAGTCTTACCTGTTGAACTCTCACCTGCGATTGCAGTAATCTTATTCCCAGATACGCCACCAAATATACTACCGGATACAAGAGCATTAAAAATGTACGAACCCGTATCCACAAAAGTTTCAGTCTCATCAATCTCTGAGGCAAGTTGGGTGTATTCTCCACCAATTTCTTTTACAATATCTTTAAGAAAGTCCATAGTATTTAAGTAGTGTAATTAGTATAGGATTAAAAGAAGAAAGATTCAAGGTTAATAGTTTTTTCTACACTCCACCCAATTGTATCAAGAATTGTTCTAAGCGGTTCTATAAAACTCTTCTCAAATTGTAAGTCATAGTCTATGTATTTGTCAAGTCCAAGTTCTTTTGGAAATTCCTGAATAAATGATATTACATTTTCTTGAATGATATTAGGTTTTTTGAGAAAAATATATTTAACTTTTTCTCCGTTTTGAATTAATGAATATTTGTTTGTAAGATTTTTCTGTTTGACATAATGATTAAAAAGAAGTGCTCCACGAATATGAATGGGAGTTTTTTTAGCGTAAATGTCCGCAGAAGAATAATATTTACGAACATCAGAAGCAGTCCTAGGAAAAGCAACCTGTTCTGGTGGAAGGCTCTTGAACTCTTCACGGCAATTATCAATAAAGTTAATCATATCATCCTCAGACCCACTCATTAAAATCTTGAAGGAATCTTTCAGCATCTTGCGACAAGGTGCTGGTGTAGAAGATTTGATTGCCTCAATACCTTTAATTTTCAGTTTGGGTTCTTCATAACGGACACCTTCACTATCCCAGACGTTAAGAATGTATCGCTTCTTCGCAGTCCAAATACCACGCTCAGCGATACACTCTCGCTTCATAAACATCTTTTGGTCGTAGGCATTCACATAGTCAGCCAATTCTTGGTAAGAACTTTCAATATACTTTTCAAATTCCACTTGACAGACCTTATCAAGGAACGAAACAATGCTTTGAGTAGCTTTCTTTCTTCCCTTGAATACACTTTCAACCAGAGGACCCATATTGACATACAAAGAGTCAGTGTCAGAGGCAATAACATAATCCACGTCTCCTGTTTTAAGAATTTTATTCAAATAAGAATTCATCTTATTCATAATCCACTGAATGGAGACCTGCCCCGACAGTGTGATTGCCTCAGCATTTGCGAGTTTGAAATATCTAAAATACTGATTGCCGATAGCACCATAAGCAGAGTTAAGTTGAATCTTACGTGCCATCTGAATATTATTACAGCGGGCAATTTCTTTGAGAAGTTGTTTATTCTTAGTCTTCTCATACTCTTGCTCTGCCGCAAGCATCTTCTTCTTAAATATTACACGTTCATTATAGATCTTTTCCATCAGTTCTGGAAGAAATCCACGAACGTCTTTACGGTACATAGCACCATTCGCACATACCGCATAATCCTTATACATCTCAAAAGTCAATTCTTTATTCAAGACCCTATCAATTGTCACGGAAGGGTGCCTCTCATCCAAAAGGGTTTCTGGTGAGATATTATACTGCATAATCAAGTGAGGATATAGTGAGTTCAAGTCAAAACTCACAACCCAATCATACTTTCCAGGAATAGGTTCTTTTACATAAGCGCCAGCATACTGAGATTCTTTGTCTGATCTTTCCTTTGGTGGAATGACAATATTTCTCTTTTTAAGATAATTGTAGATAATTGTATCCCACATACGAACTTGTGAAAATACATCAGCATAGTTCGCCTTAGCGTCATATGCCATCGTAATTGCAAGTTCAATCAGTTTCATCTTGTCTTCCATACGGTCAACAAGTTCTACATCAACGATGTTGTATTCTACGAACTTCTGCCAACCTTTAGTATAGAAATCCTTAAAGGTATCAAACTCAGAGTGGTCTAGTTTTTTCTGCCCAAGTTCTACTTCGGCAATATAATCAAGACGATAAGATTCCTGTGCTTTATAAGTGAATTTCTTATAAAGATTCAAATAATCAAGTTGAGTAATACCACCAACATCATACGAAATATGCCTTCGTCCAGAAATATAAATTTCATTTTCAGTTACAAGACCCCAAGGAGAAAATCTTTTCATCAATTTTTCACCAAGAACTCTATCGAGGCGTCGAACCAAATATGGAATGTCATATAGTTCAATATTCCATCCAGTCACAACTTCCGGAATATTTGTTTCAACCATCCACCAGTTAATAAAGTCATTTAGTAAATCATATTCCGTTGAAAATGACCTGTAAATTACATTCTTCTGCTTATTTTGAAACGGTCCAAGACCCCAAGTGCGGATTTGCTTTGAAGAATAATCTTGAATTGTAATCAAGAGGATTTCTTCGGCAGCAGATTCTACATCAGGGAATCCATTCTCTGATGCGACCTCAATGTCAAGAGTGCTTACTTTAATTTTACTAATGTCAAACTTAACTTCATCCTCTGGGTACATTTCAGAAATATACTGATAAATGTACTGAGTATTTCCACAAATTTTAAAGTTCTCTACATTTTCATACTTTTTGATAAACTCACGACAATCACGGACACACCCAGGTTGGATTGCCTCAACATATTCCCCCATTAAAGTTTTATATTTTGTTTTTTTATTGGAAGGGACAAAAAGAGTCGGGTTAAACTTCTCACGGGTCATAAAATGCTCACCATTTTCACAACCACGTACCAAGAAGTGATCCCCGACCATTTGGACGTTAGTATAAAATCGCATTAGGCAGTTAGTTCAAGATACTTTTCAACAATTTCAGGTTTAGGGTCAACGATAGTAAGAATACTATCAGAATGAATCATCATTTCACGCTGATCAGTCACCTCAGGCCACGGAGTTAAATTACCATCAGAATCAATTCGATAAGGATTAATAATCTTACAATCTGGTTCTCCAAGTTCAGAACCGACCTCAATAATTTCAGTAACAATTACATTACTAATCTTCAATAGCAGACACTTGACTATCTTTTGCATTTACTTTTTCCTCATACATTTCTTTAATTTGTGGTATTGGTTCCACAATAGTAACAATCCAATCTGGTGGAACTGGAATCTGAGTATCACTCGTAAGAACAATCCAGGGAGCTAAAACTACTTCTAGATCTCCATTTTGAGAATCTTTAGATTCTTCTACCAACAAAAGAGTTTTTCTCACATCAACAATATGTGGATTTGTAAATAAAAATCCACAAACTTTTTCTTCAGAAATTAATTCTTTTGCATCGGAGATAACAGTTTCTCCAGATTTTAGTAGAGCAATTTTTACAGACATTTTCAATTTTTCTCTCAACTTATTATAGCACAAAAAAAGAGGAGGTGCAACTGGATTTTGCCAGTTACCTCCCTGCGGCGACGATATTCTGAATTATTTATAGGTAATCTTTTCTACTGTGATGTTCTGGAACAATCTTTCCTAGTCGAATGACAAGTAATCCATCTTCAAAGATGACTTCTCGGACTTCTGTGTCGTCGGAGAGTGTCCATGCTCTTTTAAAACTTCTGCTAGCCAAACCCTTGTGGATAAACGTCCCATCCGATTCGGAATCTGATTTTTGCCCTTCGACAAAAAGTTTTCCATACTCTGTGAAGACATTTACCTCTCCTTTCTTAAATCCTGCGAGGGCGATTTCAAGTCTTGACTCAACATTATTTATTTGGACTAAGTTATATGGTGGATAATTTGTTGTAGTTTCGTGAAGATTGAATAGACGATCAAAATATTCGTCCATTCCAATACTGTTTCTTGTGATCTTATCCAATAGAGTAGGCAGATCCGCAGCAGTATATCTTGTGAGATTAGTCATTATTGTATCTCCTTTTTAAAGCGAGGTTGTGTTTTGTGGACCCTTTCAGCATCCTTATATAATTATAACAGAAAGCATAAAAAAGGGAGTGTTGAACTCCCTACTTTATTATTCGGTTCTTCCTACACCAACTTCAGATAAATGCGTTGATAGAGCATTTACCCACTGTTTTTCTGTATATCCACAAGCAATAAAGAATCTACGAACCATTTCTAAAAATTGATTTTCATTTAGATATGGGTCGTCACAGGTAATATTTACATCTTCGTCTGGAAGAGCAAACTTTGTATTAGGATTTTTATACCAAGCAGCCTCTTCGTTTTGGTGACGAAAACGGAATTCAAAACTCCCAGAAGCCATCACTCTTCCTCCTCAACCCTCTTCTTTTTAGAACCAATATTATACTTGGTCTCCAAAATCCAATCTCCTTTATCCTTATAAGCAAGAACTTTAATCTGATTGAGTGGAGCAATGTCTTGAATCTTACTTACATCTACAACTTCAACTAATCCCCAATCTGCTATTAATTGAACAATACGATTACGACGTTGAACATCATTTACTGTAAGATTGGCGTGTTTACCATCCAAAGCAAAAAGTTCTTTAAAGTGCGTGACAAAATAACGCCCTTGTTTGTGTAAAATATGACAAGACTGATAAAGTTTTTTCTCTTTTCTTGAAGCAACTCCGATACGGGTCAAAGTCTCACGAACCTTAAGAAAATCATCAGGTTCGTTGAGAATCACTTCCACCATTTGGTCGGGCGTCCACTTTACTTCAGGTTCTTGAACGACGCTCATTTCATTCCTCCAGTTTCAAATTTCGATTTTATAAATGTTAGTTGTTCTTTGGTTAGAATCCTCAAAGCCTGTTTTGCCTTTTCATTACTATAACCATAATAACGTTTGACATAATCAAGATCTTTGATTTTATCTTGTCGGAGCCAGGGAGAATATCTCTTCTTTTTCCTCAGACTATTTATAAAAAAGTCATATTGCATTTTCTTTGGAAGAAAATTATATCGATTCATTTCATTAGCGAACATAATACAATCAATATGCCCCGATAAGCAACGATTGATAATATATGGAGCATAATCCTTCTCAAGTGAAGGGTCTTCATCAATTAGATTGTTCTTCGTCTGATTGATCGAGTTTAACCAGTCCTTCAATTCCATAATTAAAAAGTAGCAGTTCTTTACGTTGTTTTTGATCTCGCATATATTCACCAACTGACCGCATGGTATAAGTCAGGTCAAACTCAGCAGCATTCCAGTTCTTGAAACGATCTTTGACGAGTTGATCTGAATTATAACTGATCAACTGATCCATATTGTTATTGTCGCAATCAGCAGCAAACTTATCGTGATCAAATCCTTTGTGCATTGATCCTTTGTTCCCATAGAGATTATCCTTAATGTCATAAGGAGGGTCAAGATACATAAAAGCACCCTTATTTCCATCCATAAGATAATCATAGGAGTAATTAGTTATACGCCACTTCTCAATCAGTTTGGAATACTCTGGCAATTTTTCAATTCCACGAAGACTGAAGTTGGCATTGGATGCCTGAGGAGAGAAAGAAGAACTTTCTGTGAGACCACTGAAAGAACACTTATTAATAATATAAAAATCAACAGCACGATCAAGATTTGAACGTCCTTCTTCGTGCAATTTATCCTTACAATAAAGAAATAGATCCCTTGCTAATTCTGGTTTATTGTTTGCTAATTTTATTGCTTTAAGATTATCTTTCAGATCTGTTCCAAACATCTGGAGTTGCTGCCAGAAGTTTACTAGAGGTTCATAAAGGTCATTCACCCAAATATCCAAATTTGGATATTTCTTTGTGATGTGAATAGCGACACTCCCACCACCAATAAATGGTTCCCGAAACTCATCATAATTTCGTAAATCTGGAAAATAGGCGTCCATCTTGACGCAAGCACGGGACTTACCTCCCGGATAACGCAACGGGGTCTTAAGAGATTTCATCATCAATTCCTCTAATATAATCAAGATAAAATTTTACTTTCTTATTGAAAAAATTTTCACTCAAAGTTGGACCACCATTCAAGAAAAAGTGTTCTGGTTCAGGATTGCAATGTGCGACAATTGTAGTTCCAGAGATTCTAATATTATACAACATTGAACCAGGAACACAACAAGCTTTGAGTTTATCTGGGTCAGTAAAAATATAATAATCTGCTGATTCAAATCTGGAAATGTCTGGTGTGCTTCGTCCATTCATTACGACGACACCACGAACTGCCATTTGACTTTTGTTAGTAAACTTTACTTTTTTACTTTCATAAGTTTTTCCAAAATTATCAATAAGGTCTTTCCCAACCAAATTGACACGTTTTAGTTGCCCCTTTCCATATTCTTGATAGGCATATTCAATAACTTTACCCATCTCAAAATACTCTGTTGGGTCACTATTTCCAGAAAGAGTAGAAAAAAACTTAGAAAGTCTATTGAGTTCAATTGTAGAAAAATCAATCATTATTCACATAATCGGATTGGTTATACTTCAAATATTCCCAGAAGGTAAGTTTCATTTCTTTCTGCGTCATACCACAATGCTTTGCGGCAGCAGGAAGAGTCATTTTAGCACGAAACAATGCTTCGTTTGCCTCTCTTACGTTTTCTGGAGTGGTTTTAATAGGAATTTCTTTTAGGTCTTTATATGATATTTTATATGGATTCATAAGAATTCACACTCCACCATAATTTCAGTTAGTGCCGCTAAGAGGTTAATCTCCTGATCAGCCACGAACGCACATTGGTATTGATACTTAGCAATAACAAGAACGGCAGCAGGAATAGAGGCGGGCACAAGAGAATCATAACAGGAGTCATAAACCCTGCGAAGAATGAGAGTAGAGTCGTTGTCCAAGTTGGAGACCACCCACTTTCGTACTTCGGAGAAATTCTTTTCCTTGAGATATTTGATGAGTTCATTTACAGGGATGTCTGAGAAAGATGCAAGAATGCCAGCGTCAATTTCTCCCCCCGTAGCGTACCTCTGACATTCGTTGAGGACTCTTCGAAAATCGGGAAAATGTTTGGATACGAGTTCTGCAACGACTTTTTGATCATATCTGATGCCTTCCGCATCCAAGATGTTCTGTAGACGCTTGAAGAAGGATCCTGCCAACTGCGCTTTTTGTTTTCCTTTGATTGTGAAGTCAATGACGGCACATCGGGAGTGCAGGGGTTCAATGATTTTGTTTTTGTAGTTGCAGGTAAAGATGAAGCGGCAGTTGTTATAAAATGCCTCAATATTCGCCCGTAGAAGGAGTTGAACATCGTTGCCCGTGTTATCAGCCTCGTCGATGATGATGACTTTGTGTTTAGAAGATCCCGTAAGTGAGACGGTCGAAGCAAAGTTCTTTGCTTGGTTCCGTACAGTATCCAAGAAACGCCCTTCGTCGGATCCGTTGA